AGAAGAAATTTTATAATCTGTACCATTTACGTTAACAGTTTGACCTTCTGCAAAAAGGTGTGCGCAATTATCTAAAGCAGGGCTTAAAACTTTATTACCTGTAAAGGCTGTTGAATATTCTTTTTTATTGTTTTTTAACGTAACATTATTAGTGCCTTCTGCCGAAGTTCCGGCAGTAACATAAGCACTGGCCGAAGAATAGCCGCCATATACATCATGAGCTACGACGACTTCTCCTTGTGCGTTTACTCCGTACATTTGGGCTTTAAGATTTTGAGCGACTGTCTCAATATTATTCAACTGTATCTTAATTCTTAAACCTCCTAAAGCTAAATTAACTAAAACTTTTTCTCTATCTGGTTTACACAAACCAGACAAATACAAAGGCATAAGTACTTCAACAGTTTTTTGATGATCTTGGCTTTTTGTGGGGTCACAATATTGATTACCTGAAGTATCACCGATAACAACTTTGTTAGGTTTGCCTTCATGTAAATATCTCAAATTATTTAGAGATTCATTAGCGGAGTAATATTGTCTTAAAGCATCACAAATGGCGTAATTATCTAAATTTTCAAAAACGGTACTCCCATCACCGCTTGAGATTTGAACACTTCTCCATAGTGAATAAGCCCCAGCTCTTTCAGAGACACATTGTTTTAAATTTCCTGATAATTTTAAATTAGCTATAATATAAAGATCTTTTGGATTTAAAACTTGAAAAGTTGGAGGTATATAAAAATTAATTTCATCAGAATCTTTATAAATATTATTTTTTCTGTCAGTGTAAATAACTGTATTTTGGGTAACAATATTTGACATTATTATATTATATATATATATTTTATATTTTTATATAATTAATTTAATTATAGAAAATTATAAATAATTTTAAAATACTCCTGACGCTACATGCATTGGAGTAGCAACTGTTGATATATCACCTACTACATTTGCCGATGAGAAATTATCTTTAGCGGCTTGTACTTGGTTTGTAAGTTCTTGTTGTTTAATTGTGTCTTGTTGATCTTGTTCGGTATTAATTTGGTCTTGTGTTTTAGCGTCTTGTCCACCAGCTACAGCAGCATATATTCCACCTCCAATTCCGACTAAAATTCCAAGCACATCGCCCACAATAGGCACTGCATCAAGTGCAGCTCCTGCAGCTTCTACACCAGCTACAGTGCCCTCAACTGCGGCTTCTGTACCTGCTTCAACTGCTGAGGAAACAGCTTCAGTGCCTGCTTCAGCTGCTCCTTCTACTGCTTCAGTGCCTGCTTCAGCTGCTCCTTCTACTGCTTCAGTGCCTGCTTCAGCTGCTCCTTCTACTGCTTCCGTACCTGTCTCGGTTGCTCCTTCTACGGCTTCCGTTGGTTCAGTAGTAGCCTCAGTAGCTTCGCTAGGTTTAGCTGCGTCTTCAAAGTCAGTCATATCGGCTACATCGTCCGGTAACTCAACTGTATCATCAGGAATATCGCCTTCATCTGGTACGGCTCTCATATCTGTCATTTCAATTTCTTGTGATCCACTACTTGTTCCTTGATCACCCAAAGAATTTAAAGAGGTGTCTTCATTTTCACCTGGCATTTCTTCTTCATTAGCCTCGGTGTCTGTTGTTTGTTGTTTGCCTTTTTTAAATTTTCCAAACATTCTTTTTAATCCGTATGCAGATGAAACACCGGTGACGCCTTCGCCCACAGAATCAACAATAGTTTCTTTTGTTTTTTGAATTTGTTCTTCGATGCCTAAACTACTTGTTAAATTATTGATTGATTCTTGTATATTTAAACTTTTACTATCTAAACCAGTATTTAAAAGACCTGTGTTTCTATCTTTTAATGCTCCAGCGGCTTGAGACACAGAACCAAAAGTCAAATTATTTTTATATTGTTGGTATAAACTAGCCATTATATTAATATAATATATATTTTATTTTTATATTAATACAATTATAAACCATCTTTTTCAGAAGCATCCGAAATCTTTTTATCACGTAATTCCTTATAGTTAGATATCTCGGGCACTTTATATTCTTTAATTCCTTCAGGTCCGATTTTAAATGCTCTTGGCTTTACTTCATCGAGTTTTATATATAACCATGAATATTGCTCATCTGTGGCCTCATCCCAGATTTTATTCATAAAATCTTCTCCTGATAAATATTGAGACCACTCATCTAAAATTTTTTTTCTCTCGATAGTAGAACTACATTTACTTAAAAATACGGCTGTACTCATAGAACGGACAATACATGGCAAATCTTTACAAGTTTGGTTACTTGTCCAAATAGTCATATTAAAATGCCTATATCTGGAATAACAATGAGTAACAAAACCATTGCGTTTTAGATAACCTGAGATGTCGTCCAAAACTACTAAAATTCTGGGGGGCAAGTTAGATGGGTCAAAAACATCAAATTCCATTTGATATTCGATAATATTTCTCATAATAGCATCAACATTCTTTACATCATCAAATATAACAAACTTATCTTTTATTTCTTCTTTAAAATAAATTTGACAAGCACGGTCAATTTTTACTGTGGGTGAGATATAATAGATTATATCAAATATATCTTCATAAAATTCAGGTCGTAACAAAAAGTTACAAATCATATTGCTTTTCCCAGATCTGCAGCGAGCAATGAAGGTGGTAATTCCTGGGACGCATGGCAAACGATCATCAATAGGTCTAGGAAGAGGTAGTTCAGGTAAGTAATTTTGAACTTCTAAGATTTCAAGGGATTTATCAACTTTACTAAAATATTGTTTATTTTCTTTATTTGCTGATTTAGAAACGCTTTTACTAGGCATTATTATATATATTGTAATATTTTATTTTATAAATATCATCCTTTTATACATCAAATGATTCTGAGTCGGTGTCAGTATCAATTAGATGTGATATATTGATATTTTTATTAAACTGGATAAGGTTCTTGGCATGCTTCTTGGTTTTAAAGTGTCTGTTTAGGTGATCGCTACCGATTGTAATTTTACAAGCTGGACATATAGATCTTCTAGATTTTTTATAAGCATTAATTTTAGGTCGATTAGCTTTACAATATTCTTTTTTGGTTCTAGTTGGTATTTTTTTATTTAGAGAAGGTTTTAGTAATTCAATTTGTTTACGCTTCTCTTTGTATAAGTCATTAATATTACATTTTTGAATTACATTAAATATGAAATTGGAGTAGCCTCCATTTTTTCTAATGAATTCATATAAGGGAGATGTACGTTTAATATTTGTCGAACAATGTTTAAGATTAATCTGGCATTTATGTAGATTATCAGTAGCTCCAATATAAAAATCAGAGACATTAATATTTTTGCAATTTAATTTGTAAATAAATCCTTCATTCATTAATATATTATATGAGTTTATTTTTAAAATTATTTTCTTACTTAAAAGTAAGGGGACAACGAGACTAAGCAATACCGCCTGCTGTGTATCGGACATATTATATATGAATAAAAAACCTACACCCCCTTGTTTTCCCAAAATAAATGATTTAGGTTTGTGGTTGAGCTTAGATTATTTTTGGTTTTTTTTGTAGGATTCTGCTTGTACTTCTTGTCTACCAAAAAAATTGGTTGTCTGTTAACATTATATATATCATCAAAAAACTAAAACAAACAAAAAGGTTTTATAAATGGTTGAATCTACTCATATGAACAGAAATGTCATTTATATTTTGTCTATCTAAGAATTCATTAATAAATATATTATTCTAATAACTTATCTATAATTTAATTATACCTGGCATGTTATTAAATAGATAATGTTATTACAAGTGCATCAAAATGATGTATTTGTAATAAATACTATTATAAAAATGTTAAAATCTTTTAGTATTTTTTAACGCGGCCAGTTTTCTTTTTTTCTCTCATTGCCCTTTTTATTTTTGTTTTTCCTAGTTCTTTATAAGTTTTAGGTGTTTTACGATTAACGCGAACTGTTGGGCGGTAAATATCGCCTTTTTTCTTATATCCGACTTTACCTCTTTGATTTCTCCATTTTTCTTTAAACCATCTTGTAATGCCTGAACCTGTTTTTTTTT